TTAATCCTGAACCGCCAAACTCCAAAATGATTCCAGAATAAATACCAGTAAGAATTTGAACCCTTGTATGAAAAAGGTTTAAATCTGAATATTCATAAATAAAATCAATACCTTTTTTCATTATGGTGTTCCATAAGCAGTTATGTTAGCCAAAGAAATTAAGTTACCAGATGAATCTAAACTAGCAACATTAGTGCCATTATAATTAAAATATAATTTTGTTCCAGAAGGAGTTACATTCCAACCACCTGAGTTTGTAATAGCTGCTGCAGAAGTTGCTGTTCCTGCAGTTAAGCTAGAAGCTGTTCCTGTTAAACCAGTTCCTGGACCAGTAAATTGGCTAGATGCTGTAATAACAGTACCTCCAATCGTAGTTGCTGATAAAGCACCTGTGTCAGTAACACCTGTAGCAGTTAAAGTTCCGTTTACTGTAAAATTTCCAGCAGATCCTGTTTGAGCAGAGTAAAAATTAGCACCATCTGTAAATACAGTAGCCGTTACTCCACTTGGAATAGTAACGGCTGTACCTGTAGGAGCACCAATAGTAATGGCATAGCCACCAGTAGTATTGTTAAAAATGGTATAAAGTTTGTTTTGACCTTGTGGCGCAACAATTTTACGAATAGCTGAGTTTGTTCCACTTACAAATAAAACAGCGTTACGAGCTTCATCTGATGTGCCGTTATAGTTTGAAAGGGTATAGTCAGAATTACTCATAGTAATTGACTGAACTCCAGTAATAGCTTGTTCAAGCAATGTACCTAAGTTATTGTTAGTAGTTGTTCCCCAAGTACCAGATTGGTCCCCGTTACCGATGAGTTCTAGTTTTAAACTACTTGAATAAGTTGATGACATATTTTTCCTTATTGACTATTATCAATAGTTACCCATGTAATTGATTGGCTATCATCAATAATAAACCAACCCCTTGGGAATGGTGAATCATTAACACTAAAAGATTCATTAATAATTGAATTAAAAGAAGCTATCACAGTTTCTTTATCTATTGGGTTTAAATTTTCTGTAACAGATCCAACAAATGCAGTAATCACAGATATTGTATCGGCAGCTGTTAAAGATTCACTAATTACAGCAAATAATTTTTTTAATTGTGTGCTTACATCTGCCATTGTCATAACTTCTGTAATTGAAGTAGGAAAATTGGCATAACCTGTAGAATTATCTAATACTGTTAATGATTCTAATATTGAAACAAAATTAGATTGACCAGCAGAAGAAAAATCTAATGGATTTAAATTTTCTGTAATTGCAACAGAGTAACCACCAATAATTGAATCAGCAAATGTTATAGCTTCTGTGATAGCGGTAATAAATGTAGCTACTACAACTTCACTATCAGTTTCAGCAATAATTGATTCTGATATTGAACCCGTATATACAACTCCTATTGCTGCATATGGAGATTGAGAATATGGGCCTAATCCGTACATTATTTTGCCTTTAATTCAGCAACTTGAGATTCTAACTCTTTGATAGCCTCAATCAATAATGGTATTAAACGCTCATATCGTACTGTTAAATATTTATCATCAATTGGTGCTGGAGCAACTGTTTGTGGCATTACTTTTTGAACAGATTGAGCAGTTACGCCAACTTCAATTATTGAAGCATCATAACCTAAAGCTACGGCAGTTTCATTTGCGTGATATATCATTGTTTCAATTTGACGTATTTTATCTAAAGGATTTTCAATATTTCCTACTTTAGTTTTTAATTTTTCATCAGAATAATAAGCAGTAATATTGTTAGTTGCACGAATTTCACCAGATGTACCAGAAGCTGCAGTACCTACTCCTAAAGATGCTATTTGAGTATTACCCAAAGATCCAACAGAAGTTAAGCTAGAAGTTATAACTGTTGAGGCAAGAGTTACACCAGATAATGAGTTACTGTTATATCCAGAACAACTTGAAAGAGTTCCAGATGATGGCGTTCCTAATACTGGCGTAACAAAAGTTGGGCTAGATAAAGTAACACCAGCAAACGTAGCTACAGTTGTACCTAAAGAAACAGCTGTACTACCAAGAGTTACAGAACTATTTACTAAACCAGCATTTGGCAAACCTGTGCAACTTGTAAGAGTTCCAGATGATGGAGTTCCTAATACTGGTGTTACAAATGTAGGGCTATTTAAAGTCATACCAGCAAATGTAGCTACTGTAGTACCAAGAGTAACTGCTGTAGAACCTAAAGTAACTGTTGGTAAATAAGTGCTTGAAATAACTGAACCAGCCCAAGTAGCATTAGTAATACTACCGCCACCAGCACTTAATCCAGAAGTTCCCCAAGTTACTTGTCCAAGTGGACCAGAACCAGGTACAAACATATAACCTGACCAACTACCAGCTTGTGTGGAATTAGATTCGCAAAATATAAATCCTGCCATACCAGAAACAATTGAACCTAAAGCACCAGATGCGTTATCTTGTAAAGTAATATTTCCTGTTGAATCATTATCAATAATGAATCCTTGTCCTAATGCTACAGTTGTAGCAGAAGGCAATAAAACAGTCTGTGCAGATGTTCCAGTAAAGCGTTGATAATAAGTACTTGCTACAGTTAAATTGGTTGTACCAGCAGCAGTTGCTGTTGCCGTCCAGCCTGGAGTAAAGCTATTAGCCGTTATATTTCCATTGGCATCTTTATAAATAGATTTAGAAGCTGTGTAATCTATCCAAACTGTAACTGTTCCTGAGAAAGTAACTGCAGAACCAGAATTACTAGATTGTAAAACTGTAGTGCGAGTTAAAACTGTCCCAGAACTTGCATAAGTTCCAAGACCAGTTTCCCAGTTAGTTCCATCCGTTGCAGAATAATAGGTAGTGTTTCCATCTCCTACTACAGCAAAAGATTGGTAGCCAGTAACTGTTCCGCTTAATGAAAAGCTAACAGTTGTATTGGCTGTACCAGTTTGTAATACTCGGTCATAAACGACTAAAGCCATAATTGGCTCCTAAATTAAGACGTTGCTGTAGTGGTATAAGTAACTGCCAATGAATCACCATTGGCAACAATTTTGCTACCGCCAGTAAAGCTTCCTGCACTATACAAAATACCAGTTGATGTATCTTTAGTAGCTGAAGCAGATGCACCAGAGTTAATAAAACAACCAAACACAGTACCACCGCTAGTCATTGAGAATGTCAATGCAGTAGCAGTTTTTGTAGTAATGTTAGTTGGCGTTGTACCACCGCTAGTAGCAGCTGACCAAGATGGAGCTTGGCGGTTTCCTGTATATGCAGGAGCATTAGATCCACCTACTTCAATCCAACCAGTATGGGAAGAAATAGTATCTGAAGCTACATAAACAACAGTAGAAGATGAGCTACCTACTAAACCAAGATAGTTAGCACCAGCAGATGTACCACCGCCAGTACCAGTTGCGCCAAAGTAATAGTCAAATAAAGCCTGTTTACCAACAGCATTAACTAAGTTGGGAGCAATATCTTCCCACTTTAGATTGCCATCTTTGTCATAGCATTTAACCATGTAATGGCCTTGGATACCTAAAGTTTCCTGACCATCGCTTGCACGGGTAACTGTAGCAACGCTGCTGTCACCAAAGTTTGATAATTCTTTACTCATATAAACTCCTTAACTAATAGTAAGAACAGCGGTTGTTGAAGTTGCTGTTGGGAAGGTAACAGTAAAACTTGATGTACAAGTAATATCGTTACCAAAATTTAAAACAAAAATAGAAGCATTAGTTGTACTATTGTAAATTAATGCACCCCTGGCAGTAAAGCTAACTCCTGTCCAAACTGCATTATTAAACGATATCCAACCAATGTTATTAAGAGTATCTCCAGTAGGGGGATTTGAAATACTTAATGCCAATCCTCCAGCTGTATAGCCTGACGATACAACTTCATTGCTGCTGGTGTAGGCTGTGGTTGCGTTGTTTAACGTAGCCAAGCCTGTATACAGCGCAATCTTATATGTATATGGGGAAGTAAGGGTAAAGTTTTCTACCCCACTTAATAAGTTGGTTTTAAAGGTAGTAGTTTGACCTTGAATAATAGACATTAGGATTTTCTTCCACTAACATCTAATTTAGTCTGACCATCACGATAAGCATCACCACGATCAAGACCATCTCCAAGACGTTTAGCTAAATCAAGTGCTTCTGCATATTTGTCTTCGTAATATTTAACCAAGTCTTGCTCACCCTTCATAAAGAGCATAGCTTCACGCATAGAGCCATAAAGAAGTACTGGGTCAAAGTTATCACCAAGCCAGCTTGTCCCAGTAGAGTTATTAACTGTAAGAACAGTAATTGAAAATCCAGATCCTGTTCCACCAACATAGGAATTAGATACAGTCAAAGTATCGCCAACTACATAGAATTGACCACCGCTATTAATTGTTATACCAGTAACAGATTGACCAGAAATAGTAAATGTAGCAGTTGCTCCAGATCCTGATCCACCAGTTAATGGCACGTTTTCGTATGTACCATTGGTATACAGAGATCCTGCGCTGTAGGAAGTATTAAGAGTGGCAATAATACCTTGAACAATTGATGGTGGATAAAAGAAATAATGCAATTCAGTTGTATAACTTGCATCTGGCGTTGGCCCTAATATGCAAGATAGTTCATTTGGTAATGTATATTGTGGTCCAAAAAGTGCGTAATACTTTGGAAATCCGTTATATGCCGTTCCTGCATTAGGATAGGCTTCACGAATAAAGTTCACATCTTTATTTAAAAGATAAGTGTAGTTTCCAGAAGAATCAATAACAGCTATTGAATATGTTGCCAGCCAATCAAGCGGTAAAGATAAGTATTTGTTTCCTGATGTAAGAGTTCCAGTTACATTTTTACGCAAAGATGCAAAGTTGATCGTATTGTAAATACGCTCTTCCGCTTGCTGTACAAACGTAGGAATGTTAGCAACAAATAAAGATTCCGTATTTTCGGAATAATCTTGTATTGCTTGATATAACTGGACGTAATTCATTAGGCCATCGGTCCTCTAGACTTAATACCTTTGATAGCAGCTCCATGACCACGCATAACAATGCCATCGGTCTTTTCTCTACCAATACCATAAGATACGCCATTTGATAATGGGTCTGTAATGCTGGCATCTTGGGCAGATCTAGTTCTGCTAAGTACACCAGACTTCATTGGTGCTTCACCAGCAGCTACGCTTTCGCCATTTTTGGCATACATTTCAGCTGGGCCATTATCACGGTTAGCACCTACATGAATAGATGGGCTATTCTTTTTAGTAGGTTTTACATTTTTTGCGGTTGCCATATTAACGACCTCTTTGGTTATTAGCACGAGCCATGTTACGACCAACAGCTTTCAAAGCTTTGCCAGTTACACCACCCTTTTTAAGGGATATTTTTGTGCCTTTGCCACCTTTGTGCTCTTGAGCATCATGCTCTTTAAAAGCTTTTTTAATCATAGCAACGTCTTGTTTCTTATCCATTGCCATTTCTTTTTTTGATTCTGATTTAGATTCCATCTTTGCCATTTTTAGCTCCTAAGTTACCGATACTGTTACTGAGTTAATTGTCCCAACAGCAACCAAGCTATTAGGTGTTAAAGCACGATCATATCCACTTGAACCACCAACTGGATACCAACCCCATTGAATCTGTCTACTACCATCAGTAGGATACCCGTTTTGGGCAGTTGTATTTGCATTACCATTTAAAGTCTGCAAACCCGTCTGTCCAGCACCATAATAACTAGTATCAGGTCTAGGCTCCCGTACCGCTTGGGGGTCATTGACAGGATACATACCCAATTGTAATTGAGGTTGGTCTGGTTCCCAACACTCTGGGCATACTTTAATACTGACCTGTTTAGTCTTAATTGTCAGCTTTTTTAACTGAGTAAGTTTGTACCGTTGACCACAGCGGTCACATTCGGCAATCGCATACTTACCAGAAGCAAAATTTGACGGCATTACTTACCTCGAATAAAACAAGTTTCGAGGAACCCAGCGAACTGGAGCTGTTTCTCGGTCTTCTTGCGCTGCAAGGTTAAATTGGTCTTCATAGTCCTGTTTTAAGAACATTACCCTTTGCGGATCAATTCCTTGCAATTTAACGCTTAAGAAATAGGCTAAACCAGCTGCCATGCAGTTAATAAAACGGAATGGTACATCTTGTATATTGACGCCATTACCAGCATCCTGGACTCTTCTCATGCGCCAATAAACCAATGTATATGGTCCACCACCTGAGTCAGGAGTAGGCCAGATATTGACACAGGGTAAATACTGAGCAATTGCAGTAGTACCAATAGCATGACCAGCAGCAGTTGTACCGTTTTGACCACGCCAGCAGTTTTGTAATTGAGTACCAACAATGTTGGTATAAGCAATAATTTCATTATCTAACTGAATAAAACCAGTAGAACGTAACCCTGTTAGTGTTCCGCTAGGAGAACCAAGGGTAATCGTGGTATCTGTAGAGCTAATTGCGCTACCAGTTACAGTATAAGTAGTGACATCAGCGTTACCAGACTGGCGATTGTAATAGACTTGTACAGGTCTTCCTGTTGTAAGTTTATTAGGAATGGTAGCATAAGTGGACTCAGAAATACGGCTAAGATTAATATCTGTTTGATTCGATGTACTGGCATTACTGGTTCTGGTTTCAAGGTCTAGAATATCAATTGTGTCATTTGGAACGGCATAAATACCTTGGTTAGTTACCAATGGAATAGAACATTCTTCTACAGTCCATAAGTTAATACCACGGTTAGACCACTCGATACTCATTAAATTAAGTGATCTACGGGCTGTTCTTAAATCATATCCAGAACGTAATTGTGAACCGCAACGCTCATACGCTTCCTCGACTAGCTCGGAAAGGTCTAAGTTAAATACGGTTGTACCAGAGGTATACGCCATTATTTTTTCTTTGCTCTAGTAGTAGCTTTTTGTACAGTTGGTTTTTTGCGAACAGTTTTAGGAACAGGAAAATTAACTACTTTCTTAGTTTTAAAAAATTTAGAAAACCAAGATAGTAGTTTCATTTTTTTAAACCTTTAAGTGTTTCAGCTAATCTAGCACGTTGCCCTACTTTACCTGGCTTTTTGGCAGCAGCAGCTAATTTTTTAGCTGGTATCTTTTTGCCTTGAGGTACGCCAAGTTCTTTATGCAATGCACCAGGCTTTTTAATGGCTTTTTGAATCCATTTTTCAGCCATGATTATTTCTCTTCTGATGCTTGAATTTCAGCAGGAACTTCAACAACAGGCTCTACAGGTGCAGCTTCTACTGGCTCAGATGGCAATCCAATTGCAATAGATGATGCTGGAGCTACAGTTGTTGAAGCAACATGAGATTCTAAAGTAGCAACTACATGAGCTAATTCATCGCTATGAGTGCCAAAAGCTTGTTCTAAATGTTGCACTCGTGCTTTTACTGCATCAAGAATTTCGTGTGCGTATTCTTCTAAACTATGAAATAAGTTCATTTTTTCTTCCTTGTTTTAGCAGACTTAATAAAGTCTTCTTTAGTAGGCGCACCTGGAGACCCAGGCTTACGCATCTTTTCACCAGAGCCAGCTGCAATACGAGCTTGTTTCTTATGAATATTTTCATACAAACCACCTTTAGCAAACATATCAGATGCTGTTAATTTGCCTGGATTTTTTAACATTTTTTTAACAATAGGAGCCATACTGCCAGGAACTTTGGATACTTGTATAGGACCACTATGTTTAATAGTCCCACCTTTGGCATAAACTTCCACGTCATTAGGATTATCCGTTCTATGGATAATCTTTTTCTTAGGCATTTTGGAAGGGGCTATATCGCCCATTCCACGGCTGGCTCTCATTATTTAACGTACTTTCCACCACACATTTTTTCAACCATATCCATATGGTGTGTATGACCAGCAGCGTGTTTTTTAAACTCATGCTTATGGTGTTTATGAGTGTCAGTCTCATGTTCAGCGATAAACTCATCGTGACGTTCCATATCTGGACCCATGCGTGGTTCCATTGATTCTTTAACTAATTTATTCATTTTAATGCTCCTTATGCTCTAGTTTTACCGCGTTGCGCTATACCATCTGCTCGCGCAGATGCTGATTTAATTTTACCGCCTTTAGCCTTATTTAATGGTTTAAAACGACTACCCATCATGCCTTTTTCAAGATCTCCGCCATCACCACCTATACCG